TTGACTACTTTTAAAAGTAGATCTGCCAGCGGTTTTGCTAACAGTGCTGATGTTGTAGCGACCACAGCAATACTAGCAGTAGTAGTTACTACTCCAGGATTAGGAATATTCTGTACAATTTGATCAGGAATGCTCAAGTTATCTGTAACCATCAAACATTCTTTACCGACCTGTTCGTAACCAGTAATCTTTTTATTGCCCTCTAGGATTTTTCCTACAGGGTTTTTTAGTTGCTGTTCTCTCGTAGGGCAACTAGGAATTTTTGGTGTTTCTGTTTTAGGTGACTCTACCTCTGGTTGCTCAGGAGGTCTCACTACAGGAACTGGTTGCTCATAATCAAATTCTAACTTATCTTTATTATAATCTATAGGATTGAATGATGGTACGCCAGCATCACAATAAGTTTTTACTCCTTTAGGATCATCCTCTGAAAGAATACCACTTCTTTCTCTACTAGTATTTTGTTCGTGTGCTTCTACACATCCAGGAATATTAACAACAGGCACGCCAATGTCCACCGTTACTGGTGGAGCAGTAGGAACTGATGGTGGTGTATAACGATATGTAGTAATGGCGTCAATCTTAATATCTTTAATTTCAACATTGACGCCAGTAATTTCAGGAATATCCATTAGCAATCATTAAATACTGAACCTACTGTTGAACCTGCTTCAGATCCTAATTTCTGACCCAAGAGTAATGCCCAACCTCCTGCCAACCATCCAATATAAGGGATGTTAGCAAGAACAGGAACGGCAACACCAGCAGCAATAGAACTACCTGCCATTGCACCCTGTGACCGTGCTCCAGCGTCCGCTGCGATACACTCTGCGCTGGCACCTCCTGTCTTTCCCAGCTCTCCCACATCACCTCCCATGTTCCTCACACCTTCCATAGTATATTGATCACGGCGATACTCAGTTCGCTGCTCAGTTCCTCCGCCAAACATTCCTCTCTTTTCTTTGTCTAGATCAAGAGATCTTTCAGACTCTAATACTTTAGGATCATTTGCTTTATATTCAATTGTGTAACCATCCTTACCTGCTTCAATTTTATAAGAAGAGTAAGGACCACGGGGAACATTGATTGTCGGAACCTGAGGAACTGGTGGTTCTTCTGGTTGCCTAATTACATATCCGACTAAACCGATATGTGATACAGCAAACAGTGCGCCAACAGTTCCGATTAGGATCTTAAACGTTGATGGTTTCTTAGTATTATATTTTCTTGCTAGTTCATCAGGATTTGTCATGGTAACCTCATGCCAGGTCCCATTGGTCCAGTTGTTACATCGGGAAGAACAACATCAGAAATAGCATCTGAAATAAGTTCTGCTAACCTTTCGCGTGCTGCTTCCTGATATGCTTCCTGGTTTAAATAACCATAAACACCTGTACCGATCAGACCCAGAGAGGTCAGTCCAGATAATAGTGCAACAACATTAATTAGTTTTTGAATCATTTTCTTTTCGGCTCCACAGCAGAAACAACAGGGGGTTCCTCGTTCTTCTTCTTAGTACCATTGCCACCACCTGCTTTAGCAGGAGACAGTCCGAACGCAGCTAACGATCCAGAAAAGACCGAGGCGATGAAGGTAGGATCAAAATCTAAAATCTTTTGACCGTTTGGAAGTCTAACGTAGGAAAATGTCAGGAGAGAGGCAGACCAAATAAGTACAACAACTTTCACTAAATTACCAAGAACTTCACTCTTATCATCATCGTCTTCCTTCTCTACCTTAGGCTTAGTATCAGCCATATGTAGAATGCAAGGCTCTTCTATTTAGCGATATAGTTATTCTCCTCCAACCACTCGCGTGTCAGTGGTGTTGGTTCATAGATCTCCCACATTTTACCAGTAGCACATGCTTCCAATGCTTGAGCAGTCATGTTTTCGGTGCGTCCTGCCCATCCTGCTTCTGCTTCCCAAGGCACAGCATTCTTAGGATATGTACGTTCCGCCATAGTGCGCCAGATCTTAGGAACAGACTCTTCAGGTTTGATGATAGCAATCAAACTATTATCAATAGTTCCTGCCATACAATCCTGTGCAGCGTGCCATCCTTCGTGACGTGTGACAGACATAAGAGTACTTTGACGATGCATGAAAGCATCATTCAAGAAGAAGTTATTACCTACAGTATGATACACACCACGATGTCCTGGTGGAAAGTATTTTGAATTTGCTAGAAATACCCCAACTCCGATCTTATTAAAGGCACGGATGATGTCATTAAACTCGTGAGCAACAGCACTAAAATCACTATCGGGATAACGATTGATAATATCTTGAATACTTGTGACTCGTTTAACATCGTCCGTACACTCCCTTAGTAACATACATCCCATAGCATCCATAGTGTGGTAACCCTTCGTGGGTTCCGCCTGAACTACAGTACCATGTGCCATACTTAACAGAGCACCTGAAATAATTGCTGCCAAAAAATCATTCTTCATGTTTACCTTCAAATAATTGTATAAAATATTCAGCGTCAACTACCACCAGAGGTTTCTTACCATTCTTTTTGATAACAACTATAGGTTCATAATTGCCGCAATTAGCCGCAGACTGTTCGTATGCTTCCCAAATATTTAGTTTCTCTACATTCTTGCATTCTATACTATGTGGAAACTTTTGACGTGCTGCTCGCGCCATAATTAAATCTTCTCCACCAGCACCCATACTACGAGACTCAATGTCTTCAGGATGAATGTCCAGTGCTTCAATAAGTTTATCTCTCACCCACTGTTGCAACCGTCTGCCTTTTGCTTTCGCAGACTGTGCTTTCATACAAAATTACCCCCATCATAAGATGGAGGTATTTAGACTACATTAAGATGTCGTCCCACGGATCTGGTATTTGTACCTCATTGCTTGGAGGAACCATGCGTCCGTCAGACACTTCGGACCCTCCATGATAATCTTTGCTTGCTTGGCGTTCACACTCGGATCCGCGAGTGCCTTCCTTTTCCACTCGGGCAATTCTGTCATAGTTTAAAACCAGCGAAAGTATCCTTTTTAACATCCTGTTTAATTCCGCCAACGACATAAGATTCAACCTCAGTTTCTTGTGGTGCTACTTGTAGACCTTTAGATGAGATCCAATGCTCAGTCCAAGGCAGAGGATTGTTTCGTGCTGGTACATCATAGATGGGTTTAAGACCAATCGCTTTCATGCGACGGTTGGCAACCCACTCAACATACTGAGTCAGAAGTTTAGCATTCAGTCCGATCATAGAACCTTCTTTGAACAGATAGTCTGCCCAAACACGTTCTTCATTTACCGCTGTTTCAAATGCTTGATAACACCATTCTTGTTCTTCTTCAGCGATCCGAGCCATGTCTGGATCATCTCCCTGCTTCCATTTGTTGATAATGTTTTGTGTAAGAACAAGATGTTGGTTTTCATCTCTGGCGATGAGAGAGATGATTTTAGCGGATCCTTCCATAAGCTTAAGCTCTCCAAAAGCAAATGAACATGCGAACGAGACATAGAATCGGATTCCTTCCAGGATGTTGACATTCATGACAGCGCGATACAACTTACGCTTGAGTTCGTAGAGGTCATCCTCTGCGAGAGGAACACCATCAAGATTGTGTTCCCACATGTTACTGCTACCAAAGTTTTGTGCATGATTAATAAAGTCATCATACGCTTTGGTAACTGTCTCAGCGCGTGATAAAATCATATCATCTTCCAAGATAGTGTCAAGCACTTCTGCTGGATCGCTGTAGACATTCTTAATGATGTGAGTATAGGAGCGACTGTGAATCATCTCCATGAAACCCCACACTTCCATACATGCTTCTAGTTCAGGTAGGCTACAGTAAGGAATAAAAGCCATCCCAGGAGCACGCCCTTGAACGGAGTCAAGCATAATCTGGTACTTGAGGTTAGAGGTAAAGATATGCTTTTGTTCTGGGCGAAGTGTGTGATAATCTGCACGGTCTTTTTGTAATGATACTTCTTCAGGACGCCAAAAGTATCCTAGTTGTGTCTGCGTAAGTTTATCAAACACAGGATACTTATAGGCATCGTAACGTTGAATACCCAGAGGGGCACCGAAGAACATTGGTTGCTTAAGGGTATTTACTTTATCTTTATTAAATACCGTCATTCCTTTAACTGTTGACATGTCGTTCCCTACCTTAAAGTTTACACGATTCACAATCTTCCTCCTGGGCATTCTCTAGTTGATTAATTAGACTTTCTAAACTTTCTTTTACATCCTCCTTGTACTCGTCGGTCTTAATATCATATGTGTTTTGATAATAAGAAGTCTTCCAACCGTACTTGTAGGTAGTGAGGAAGTCTTGTGCCATCACTGAAACAGGCACTTCATTGTCGGGATAGTTCTCTGGATTGTATGACCAGTTACCACTGATCGCCTGGTCAAAAAACTTCTGCATGACAGAAACAATTTTAATGTATCCACTGTTGTCAGGCATTTCCCAGAGCAGGGTATAGTTGTTCTTCAGCGTAGTGTACTGTGGAACAATCTGCTTAAGAACCCCCTTTTTGCTTTTCTTAATGGACAGAAAGGCTCTAGGTGGCTCAATTCCATTTGTTGCGTTTGACACAACGGAACTGCTCTCTGAAGGCATTTGTGCGGACAGTGTGCTGTGTCTGAGACCGTGGGTGGTGATAGATGTTCTAAGAGATTCCCAGTCATATGCTAACTCGTTAGGTACAATATCATCAACGTCCTTCTTATATGTGTCAATGGGAAGGATACCATCACTGTACTTGGTACGATCGAAGTATTCACATGCTCCTTTCTCCTTAGCAACTTCATTAGAAGACTTCAGGAGATAGTATTGGAATGCTTCAGTCAGTTCATGTACTGCTGTCCAAGCACCTGGATCATCGTAGTGCTCGCCCTTACGAGCAAGGTAATGTGCCAGACCAATAAATCCAATGCCAAGTGATCTTCGTGCCTTTGTAGAGCGTTCTGCAGCGACTACAGGGTATTCCTGATAGTCAATCAGTTCCTCCAGAGCACGAACAGAAAGATCACAAAGTTCTTCCATCTCAGAAAGTTTGTGGATCTTGCCTACATTGATAGCAGACAGAATGCACAAGGCAATCTCACCCTCAGGATCGTCAATATGATTCAGAGGTTTAGTGGGAAGTGTAATCTCCTGACAGAGGTTACTCATCCAGACTTTATCTTTGAAGGA